CCCTGACTACCCGCAATATCGTAGGTAGACATTAGCCACGACAGGAGATTCTCATGGCGAATACAACTTTTAACGGCCCAGTCCGTTCAGAAAACGGTTTCACAAGTATTTCTAAAGATAGCGATGGCGTTATCACTATCCGACCAAACAAACCTTCTTTAGCAGGTCAAGCAGTTGCTACGGTAGCTACAGGCGCGACTAACACGTATGCTGCGGGCATTAGCATCAATAACTTTACAGGTGGCGCACAACAAATCACTACGCTTCCAGCGGCTACTGTGGGCACTATTTGCACACACGCACAAAGCGTAGACACTACTGGCGGCACAGCGTTCTTGCGTTTTGATTGTGCCGGTACTGACACGTTTGAAGTAGGCCAAGTAGTCGAAAGTCGCGCAACTAACGCGGTTACTTTTGATACTTCTGTTGCTGCCGATACTACACTTAAATTTACTCCGGCAAATGCTGCGACTAACTTAATGAGTCTTGGTTCTTACATCTATTTTGTCTGCTACACAGAAGGCAAATGGACTGTAACTGCCGACTTGCAGAGTCTAGGTAACGGTAAAACTGGCGCGTTTTTATTCGCTTAATAACTCGGGAGTATAGATTATGGCTGGCGTAACGCTAACCCAAGGCAAAACAATAGTCGAGAATACTGACCGTAAGTTAACTGTTCACTTTACCGGCGTTTACGCTAGTGGTGGGGACGACGCTACTGTAGTAAATATCATTGACCTAGACGACGCTTCTTCATACAAGCAAGACGGCGCAGCTTTATCGGCTGATGGTTTTGCAAATAGTGACGGTTCACCACTGACTGACTTAATTATACTGTCCATAAAGAACGGAGCTTCTGCCATTGGTACTAGCCAGTTTAGCGGCTCTTTAGACTGGCATTCCGACACTCCGTTACCTATATTATTTGTAGGTACTAGTTACGATAGCTCGAACAACATGACTTCGGACTATACGGGAGTTAACGGGTTAAAAAACCCTAAAGCCACCGGCTGGGACGGAAACTTAGAGATTAATATGCTAGGTATGGGACAGGCAGGGGACGCAATTTCGTTGGTCATAGAATGTATTAAGAGGTTCTAATGCGCGCTTACTACAAGAAAGGCGGTAAGGTCAAAGGCTCTATGAAGGGCCACACCATAGGCGGCGGGCAGAAACGCCCTACCAAATCTGGTGCTGGTATGACCGCCAAAGGTGTAGCTAAGTATCGTAAAGATAATCCCGGTAGTAAGTTAAAGACAGCAGTAACTGAAGACAAACCAACTGGCAAGCGCGCATCACGTCGAAAGTCGTACTGTGCGCGTTCTGCCGGACAAATGAAACAGTTTCCGAAGGCAGCGAAAGACCCCAATTCAAGGCTTCGCCAAGCGCGCAAACGTTGGAAATGTTAGGAGCATAACATGCCAAATACAAGTAAACGAAAAGTAAACGTAGCCAACGCTAATGCTAGCTTGGGCAACGAAAACCCTAAACGCAAAGAAACTAAACGTAAGCAAGATTTAGACATGAGCACCGACCCTAAGACAGGTAAGCCGGTGGAAATGAAAAAATCTGATTACAAAAAAGGTGGTAAAGTGAAAACTAAAAAATATATGGCTGGCGGAATGGCTATGCCCGGCGCTGGTGGTGCTCCTATGGGGGCTGCTGCTATGGGCGGCGGTGCTCCTGCTATGCCTATGACGGAAGAGCAAAAGAAAAAGAAAATGATGGAAGAGATGATGAAGAAGAAGGCTATGGCTGGTGGCGGTGGTGCCCCTATGGGTGGTGCTCCTGCTCCTGCTGGCGCTCCCGCTATGAAGAAAGGCGGTAAAGTACCTAAAGCTAAGAAGAAAATGATGGGCGGCGGTATGGCTAAGAAAGCCTACAAGTCTGGCGGTAAAGTTCGCGGTGCGGGCATTGCTAAGCAAGGCGTTCGTAAGTGTAAGATGCGCTAACCATGCGCCGCTACTATAAATCTGGCGGAAAAATATGCTCTAAGGGTAAGTCGTGGGCGAAACGTACCTTCGATACTTACCCTAGCGCATATGCTAATATGGCAGCCTCTAAATACTGCAAAGACCCTAATTACGCTAAAGGTTCTAAAGGTAAGAAATAATGGGCGATCTAAAGAAATGGGTTGACCAAGACTGGGTTCGTGTCGGTACTGATGGTAAAGTCAAAGGTAAGTGTGGCACATCAAAAGACAAGAAGAACCCAGACCGTTGCTTACCACGCAACAAAGCGAACTCGCTAACCAAAGGCCAACGTGCAGCCACTGCTAAGAAAAAGAAGCGGGAAGGCGCAAAAGGCAAAACGGTAGTTAAGAACACTAAACCCGCGACAGTAAAGTTTGGGGGTGGTGGCTTAGCTCGTAAACGACGACACAGATGCGGATGTGGAACTAAATAATGGCTACTTCAGGTACTGCTACATTCAATATGCCCTTCGCAGAGCTTGCTGAAGAGGCGTGGGAACGCGCTGGGCGCGAGCTACGAACAGGTTACGATCTACGTACCGCTAGACGTTCTATGAACCTACTCACCATTGAGTGGGCAAACAGGGGCATTAACCTGTGGACGATAGACGAAGGTACTATCCAACTTACCAAAGACGATGCTACGTACACCTTACCCGCTGACACAATAGACGTATGTGAAATGAACATACGCACAAACGCAGGCGATGCGTCATCACAATCTGACTTATCTTTAAACAGAATCAGTATACCTACGTACTCAGCCATACCAAACAAGTTATCCACAGGTAGACCATTACAAGCTGTAGTCCATAGGTTAGGCCAAGCAGGTATATACCAATCTGGCGACCGCACCAATGGTAATACCCCGACCCCTACTAATATAGGTGCAAACGTATCTTTTCTTACTTTGTGGCCTGTACCGGACAGCAGTACCGCTTACCAAATATCGTTCTATCGTATGCGCCGCATACAAGACATGGGTTCAGAAGCAGGTAAGACCGACGCAGATATGCCGTTTAGGTTCTTCCCGTGCGCGGTAGCAGGACTAGCGTATTACATTGCTATGAAAGTTCCTGAGCTAGCCCCTAGAATACCGATGCTAAAACAAGAATACGAAGAACAGTTTAAGTTAGCTTCTGAAGAAGATAGGGAGAAAACTTCAGCGCGTTTTGTGCCTAGTATAGGTCGCTGCTAATGGCTAATAAATTTGCATCCTCTAAAAGAGCGATTGCTATATGTGATCGTTGTGGGTTTCAGTATAAACTAAAGAAACTCAAAGCTCTGGTTATCAAGAGTAAGAACACGCATTTGCTGGTATGCCCATCTTGTTGGGAGCCGGATCACCCACAGAACAAGTTAGGGGAAGTTGTAGTAACTGACCCACAAGCAATACGCAACCCGCGCCCAGACAACGCCACGGCGGTAAGTAGAGTTACTCAGTACGGTTTTAGACCTGTAGGCGGCGGAAATAACATAGACATACCCAACACACTAGTGGGTAATACCAAGATAGGCACAGTGACGGTGACGACATAATGAGCATGACATACGCGGACTTGAAGACTAACATCGCTGACGTTACTGAGAATACGTTTTCAGACTTCCAGCTAAACTTGTTCATTACCCAAGCAGAGCAAGCTATATACACAGCTATTGATTTACCTGCTAGCACGTTTACAGACAGCGCTACTACCTTAACTACCGGTAGTGCTACATTCGCTGTCCCTAGCGGGTATTTAAGTAGTGTTAGCCTAGCTGTTAAGAGCGCCGCAGGTGTAGTTACGTACCTACTACAGAAAGACAATAGCTTTTTGTTAGAGGCATACCCTGACACAACCTCCACAGCCGTTCCTACGCACTACGCGCAGTATGGTGAAAGTACTTATGGTGGCCCAGCTAATACACTATTTCTTACCGTAGCTCCCACACCTGACGCAGCATACGCGACAATCCACACATACAAAGCCTATCCTGCGTCTATTACTTCGGGCGGGGAAACCGGCACTACTTGGCTATCGACTAACTTTGATAGTGTGTTGCTAAACGGTGCGCTAGTAGAAGCAGCTAGGTTTATGAAAGCTGAGCCGGACATAGTAGCCATGTACAATCAACAGTTTGTGACATCTCTAAAGCTGTTAGGATCACTAGGGGCTAGAACATTTAAAGATGCGTATCGTACGCCCACTGGAGCAGCACCGGTAGGAGTAGCATAAGATGGCTATTACACAAACAATGACCACATCATTTAAGAAAGAGCTGTTTGAGGCGGTACATAATTTCACCTCCCACACTATTAAAATAGCTTTGTACGATAGTACGGCTACATTAGACGCAGATACTACGGCGTTTGGTGGTGCTGGTGAACTAGCTGATGGGGTAGGTGGGTACTC